TGGACGCTACCACTATTTGCATCACCAGAGAAACTTCCTACTGATGCATTATTACCACTTTGGGGAGTCTGACCACCACCACTAACTCTTTGCTGCCTCTGCTGCTCAGCTTCTTTAGCATATGCAGGATTAAAGATCTTGATACCATCGATTAGGACTTTATTTAATCCCTTATCAATCGCATTGTAAATGTTTTCTTTATAGGTGAGATTCTTAGCTGCCTCAACCTTTTTCTTTTCAGTCTGAGTTGCTTGGAAGGATACGCTATTACTTACACCACCTGCTGTACCAGCACCTGTCCCAACACTGACACCAAATGCACTACCAATTTTCTGGATATCAGATGCTAGGACAGATTTTACCTTGTTACCAACAAATCCAAATGCACCAAAACTTCCTACGATTGCCTTGAGGTAGATACCACCCGTAGCAGCAATCATGTCAGGATGACTACCAAACTGCGCTGGTCCACCTGCTGCCCTTCCTACAGGACCACCTGCTGCCTTCTTATTCTCTCCGTCGAAGTCAAATAGGTTGAATGTCAGAGCATCTAAGACACCCTTACCCACAGAGGCAGGATCCATCAGACGCTTGGCGTTGTTGACGACAAACTGTACAGTGCCCTTAATGGCATCCATCAATCCACCGAAGATGAATCCAATAAAGTCGCCAAGAATCTTGGCAGCACCCATAAGGACTTTGCCGAGCTCCCCTATCAACTGGAAGATCAACCCCAGAGGCTCAGCAAGTTTCTGGAAGATGGGTCCGAATACGGACTTAACCACCTTAAACATCATCTTAAATGCTCGACCGATAGGTCCAAAGATAGGCTCCATGATTGGACCTAACTCTTTACCTACCCACTCACCTAAGAAACTACCGATTGCATTACCAACGATAGGTGCAAATGGTCCTAGGAAGGGTCCTAGGAGTGCTGTGCCAGCAATACCGCCAACCAGACCACCAACACCTTGACCGACACCAGCACCAATAGCAGAGGATGCCTTCTCACCGCTTGCAAGACCTGCTGCAATCCTACCAGCGCCACCTACGACGCTCATGCCGACGTTTAACTTACCGCCGAGCTTACCAAATGCTTTGTTAGCACCAGCACCAAATCTTTTGCGTGCTGCAGATGCTTTACCTTTGAATTTAGAGAAACGACTCTCTTTACCAAATCTGTCCTCAAATGCTTTCTGAGCACCAGGACTCTTGCGGTCTGCCTTAGCGGCAGACTTCTTCATTGCCTCGTATTCTTCTTTGGAGTATATAACTCCAGTCTTCTTATCTCTATACCCGCTCTTTCTTACCTTCTGGTTAGCATCCTGCTCTGCAGACTGCTGGTTGGACATCTGGAAGATCATTCTCAGACGATTAACGTCCTTCATCAACTTCCAAGGCATGATCATATACTGTGCTGTCCTAAGCGCAGCAAGACCACCCATCATCTGTACAACTCCGATTATACCTCGGAATGCACGTCTGATAGCACCTTCTTCCTGAAAATTACCAATAACATTAGTCAGTCCATCAAGTAACAGACCAACCCCAAATTTGGTAACTTGGAATGCAAACTTACCTAATGTAAATAATACCTTGAATACCTTTACAGCATTTTGAGCATTCTGTGGATTTTCCAACCACGTCAATGCTGCAAATATGATCATATATTTGAAGACTTTGGCAAGACCATTAAGAAACTTACCAAACATGGTTAGTTTGGGTTTCTGCTTCTCTACTGCCTTCCTGCCTTCTTCCTTGCCTTCCTCTACGCCCTTCTCTGCCTCATCTTCTAATCGATCACGTTTCTTCTTTCGGAAAGTCCTTCTGAAATCCCGCATGGATTTAGTCCACTTGGTCTTTTTCTTCTTATCTTCCCTCTTGCTGTCAGTGACCTCAGTCTTAGAATAGTCTGAAAGATACTCAGTTTCAAACTTCAGAAGCTCAGTAGTGTCATACAAACTCTTGGCAATGCCATCTGTTACGCTCCCCATGCGATTGATGCTCTTACGCACCTGATCCATGTTTTGAGCGATACCTGACTTACCAGTTATCGGTTGAATTTTTACGAAACTACGGATTGCTGCCATTAGAGGGACATGCGTGATTGATCTTGTTGTTGCCTTCTTTCTTCCTCAGCAATGTGTGCGAGGAGAAGATTCACATATACATCACGTTCCCACGGTATCATATTCTCTAACTCGGTTAGTGAATACTTGTGGTGCTGCATTAAGGCAAAGTTTGTTTTGTAGTAGTTTTCAAGACTGTCGTGCAGTAGGGCTATGCGAAAAAACTTGCAAGTCCTTCAAGCACAACATCAGATGTAACCTTAGTGTTAGGGTTAGTAACCTCAAGTGTGTATGACAGTTTAGGCATAGTCTCAAAGAATTTCTGGACCTTAGCAAATTGCTCAGAATTCAGATTTTCAAGGAAATCTAGTGCTTCCTGCTTAGTGAAGCTGTCATAGACTTCTTCCTTATCGTAAACACTTTCAATACAACCTGCTGCCAACTCGAAGATATCTTCGATATTAGGATTATCCGACATGTTTTGACTGATGAATACATCAATCGAAGGATACTTCATGACCACACCCACTTCATCATCGAGAAGAATTTTCTTCTCATGGTCAGCAGGAATAACAACCTCAACTTCATTCAATGGGACCATCACTTCGACCTGGGTCTCATTGTCATCAGGGCAGGTGATTTTGAATTCACTTGCTTCACCAACAGCAGTAGCACGAATGCGAAGGAAGATGTATTCGATCTCAAAGGTTGCGAGATCTTCCACCTTACCCTTAAGGTTGGTGCAGTTTCTGATGATAGTCTTAACTGCTTTGATCATCTGCTTGTCGTCTTGCGACTCCATAGCGAGATAGAGCAGTTTCTCCTCTTTTACAAGGAAAGGTCTATAGGTAACTTTAGTGCCAGTGATAGGCAACTTCAGATCATACTCGGGGATAGCGAGCTTAGGTAAAGGCATAATGCTCCATAACTATTAAATTTATTTAGGTGCCAAAGAAGGATGAATCTGCTTGAGAGGTTGCAAAACCGAGACGGGTAAAGATCTCATCAAAGTTACGAATAACCTTATCATTAGCATTAGGACTAAAGGATAGTATATCCTCTGCCACTGTGTCAAATCTAAATCTCTCATACTTAAAGTCAACATCAATCTTCAGCAGATCTGCTGGTCCATTGTTGAGAGACATCGCTGAGATATCAAACGGATATGCACCATACATCTGCCAGACTGCAGTGGATCTATTCATCCTCTGCTCAAAGTTAACTCGTCTTCCGTTAAAATTATTAGACCCTTTATATACAACGTTAGCGCCATTCTCCCATTTCAGGATCTGAATGTCTGCTGTGTACTCGTCGTAGAATGTAACTCTGTTTTCAGCATCGCTAGCAGTGAGATTCATCCAATTCTCAAAGAATTGACGATGATACATGTCCTTTGTCATGATGAAGGACATTCTTACTTCTTGCTTTTGCTGACCATATGCATAATCATATGGCATACCAACAGTCTTAACTGATTGCGTCTTAATCCTTCTAGCAGGAATAGTTACACTATCAGCGAAGTAATTGATGGATTCGTAATGCTCCCGATAGTTGGGTGCTCTGCCAGTAGCATATAACATCGGTGGGAGAGTGATCTCTACCGAAAATAGATTTGACTTTGCAATATCCTTCTCACCACTTGCTACTAGATCAGCAAATCGGAGAAAACTATTGGGATTTCTGTAACTCATTAAACTCGACTCCAGATGTGACTGCTAGGGACCTCGATCCAGCGACCTGCTGCATTAAATAGGAATTGCTCAATAGGCAATGGAGTCATATCCTGCAGATCAATCGGTTTAACAGTGTAGATGTTGGTAGCATTAGACATAAAGTATTTATGATGGCAACGGGCAGGATACGCGGGACTGCCCATAGACCACTGTGCAGCGATTGTCTTTCTTGCTGATGGTTGTAGATAATGCAAGTTACCACCTGAGAATTGCATGTTTGGATCATCCTTGTCGGATATCTTCACCATTGGGAATCTATCGTAAAACTGCAGTTTCTCAGTCGCTGCAGAGTATGCAAAGAAAATGACATCACCGACCTCAAAGGTGCCTTCATATGGCTCCAGACCGTATTGCAGTTGACTGCGATACCATTCCTTTGATTGTGACTTGCCTTCTGCAAGATCTTTGACATCAGTGAAGATGCTCATACGTTTAACTCTTTTTCTGTGAGAATTAGGAATTCCATACGACGATCCTTACAGTATTCTCTTGCTGCCTTCCATTTTGCTTGGTTGACACCGTAAGTCTTCACCTCAGTTATGTACTTTTTAGTTTGCCTTTTTGGGCGTTTAGGGGGCGCACACTGTATCTTCGGTTTAACCTCGATAATGAATTTCTGAGTCCCTCCACTCCTTGTTCGTGCTCTGACGTAGAAATCGGGAAAATAGCGATGAATCCGACCGTCAACAGGACTGATGTATGGAATAACGATTTCTTCACTACCCCACTCCAATACGTTTACATTTTTATCACACCAGACCATAAACTTTCTTTCCCACAAACTCCTATAAATAATATTCGTGGGATCACCCTTATACTTATGTCTATTTGATGGTCTGAATTTACCCGAATAACTCATGTCAAAAACTTTAGTATTTCCAAGGGTCAAACCGTTAGGGACGAATGGTAGTAGCAGAAAGTCTGTTAGAGACGCTGCCTCGTTTCCAACGGAAGTTATAGACTACCTTAAATTAGATATTTATAAACACCAAAAGAGGGGTGACAAGAATCAGGATAAGGGTAGTGGCGGTATAAAGAAGAGTCTTTACTTATATCTTCCCCCTGGCATGAATGAGAAGTATTCTGCTCAGTATGAGGGTAAAAACCTTGGTGCAGTTGGTAATGCAGTAGCAAATGCTGCTGCTAGCGTGGTGCAAAGTGGTGGATCTCTTGAGGGTGAAGAATTTGGTAATAACCTCTCTGCTGCAGCAAAAGCAGCAAAACCCGCTCTTGGTTTCAAACTTGGTGCTACTGCAATCAACACCCTGGTGGGTGAAGTGTCACCTTATGGTATGAATCTTGATGCTAACGATCTCTCTCAAATAACACAGGGTAAAGTGTTTAACCCTTATGAAGAAATGCTCTTCAAAGGTCTTAAATTCATTACTCACAGTTTCAAGTTTACCTTTGTGCCTAAAAGTGCTGAAGATGTGCAGGTGATCTATGAAATCATCAGTAGTCTTAGACAATCAATGCACCCAGAGAAGAAAAACGACTGGTTGCTGATTCCCGATAAATTTAAGGCAGAAATCGTTAGATACACCAGTAAAGGAGACGAGGAAGAGATCAACAAAGGTAAGATCAATGGTAAAGGTGGATATATGCAGCAACTGCTGCGTTTCCCTTATAGAATGGTTTTACAAGACATGAGTGTTGATTTCGGTGATTCTACTGCAATCCGCACACAAATTCCTGGCATGGATGGTGCAGACTTTGGTTTCGCTGTCTATAACATGACTCTCACTTTCCAAGAGACCAAATACCGCACACGCGCCGACTTTGAAGACTAATGGCAAATTATTTCTCATACTTACCTGATGTATTCGTAAGGACATCCAGTTATCGCACTGGTAACAATGATCCTTATGTCCAGGCAAAGAATCTCTTCCGTCGTATCAAGATCCGCGATGATTTGAGTGATGTAATTCTTGGATTTGAGAAATACCTCATTCAAAATAACGAGAGACCTGATCAAATTGCTGATAAGTTGTATGGTGATACCAGTTACGATTGGGTCATACTCATTACCAACAACATCATCAACATTTATGATGAATGGCCTATGTCTGAGCAGGAGATGTATAACTACATGGTCCGCAAGTATGGTGCTGATCATGTAGAAAGCATCCATCATTGGGTAACACAGGAAATTAAAAACCAACAGGGTGATGTAATCCTGAGAGATGGATTTGAGGTCCCAGAAAACTTCCAATACTCACGACCTGATGGCAGTGTAGTTCCTAGAGAAGAATTAGTAAGACCTGTCTCTAACTATGACTATGAGATGAAACTGAATGACTATAAGAGAGGTATTCATGTCCTGAAACCTCAGTATATTGATTCATTCGTTGAAGAGTTTGAGAAACTGGTTGAATACTTGCCTTCTAATGAGGTTGATCCTCTTACAGGCGTTAAGAAGACCGTCAGTGTTGTTGCCGAGGCATTTACTAGCGTTAAACCAACATACCAGACTCTGGTTGGACAACTATCCTCGATTCAATTTGCTGCTACAGCAGAATACACCTCCAGAAACTTTGGATCTAGTGATCCTACTATCTCTGAAGGTGATGTGCTTGCTGATGGTAGCACCGTTGCAGTTACAACAGGTAATACTACCGCTACTACTGAAACCGCTGGCACGATGACCGAAACCGTGATCAACCAATATGGATCCGCTGGATCTTCTAGTGGTCAGAGCTCTGGCGGTGGCACATCCAGCGGAGGGTCTTATAGTGGTGGTGGGGGATATTAAATAAGTCCTCTATCTTTCGCTACATGTAGCAATTCTTTCAAATCGCCCACATGTCGTGCTCCTAGCGCGATTTGTGGGTATTGTGCTTCTGGACCAAATTCGTTTTCAAATGCTTTTTGGTCAAAATGTTGATCTAGGCGATATTCGAGATATTCACCATCTAGTGCTTTTAGCAGTTGTGCTGCTCTTTCGCATTCTTGTGATCCATTACTATAAATTACTGCTGTCTGAGGTACTACCATTACTTCTCCTTGTGATTGTAGGTAATGACAATTTTTTCGTGTGTTGTACGCTTATCGGAGCACATGACATGCTCCACCTTTCCATCCAATAATTCACCAACCTTCTCTAGAAGGTTATTCGCTATATTGCGATTAGTCACGTTGTCGCCAGTCATCGGGTTTCTCCCTCATAAACCAATCTTTAATGTCTTCAGCACCATCAAACCCCGTCCTATAATTGGATGGGTCGGGGTCTCCTAATCCCATCCTATTCATAAAATCATCCATACTACCCTCCTCAATGTCTTGAGATGCTTGACGACGTGCTTTGTTTAACCAGTCCCTAGCAGTTGTATGGCGTTTGGCAAGTTTCTCTGCCCAGATCATGTCCTCGATAGGGACAGTTTCTTTATTTGCAATGCATCTGCAAATGGACTCCAAACGGAGTCGATAAGCGGTTGAGAGCATAGGATCATTTACGCAATTTGGACTCTAATTCAGAGACTTTGTTGAAATCGGCATAAGATGCCTCAGATCGCGAATTAAGGATACTTTGGATATCTTCAACAATTACGTCATTTTCAACATAGTCGTCCAGATACTGATTTAACGCTTCCGCCAAATAACGGTATCTGTGCCATTCAGG